AATTTATCAGAAATTAAAAAGACAGAGCGATTTTTGAGAGAGAAAGGAGTGAAAGATATTGATATTGCAGTAACATTACCACAAAAACCAAAGGGATCGGAAATGTTCCCGGTTAATCACTAAGGAGAATTATATGGATGTCGACAAAACCAAATACATAGTTATAAACGAATCAGTAATAGGTTCAATTATTAAAGATATAGTTACATTTTCAATGTTTGCCGGATTACTTATGTTTAATCATCATCTACTAGGTGGATCTACGGTCGTAGATGTTATGTTCATTATTTTAACTCTAGGATTTCTCGCCGGGAAACATAGCAAAACTCGCTTTGAGGGGACAAAAGAAGAAGTCATTAAGTATTTAAGCGAGAATAAATAAAATGGAAGAAAAATATAAGAACTATTTGGAAATGCCTTATGAAGAGTTTTTTGATGCAACACATATGTGTTCTAGTTATGATGGTGGAGATTATATTTATGCCGTTAGTAAAGAGAATGATGATAAAGAGAGTCGATTAAGTTACATAGAATATTTGACCAAAGAAAAGGGGTATGAATTGTAATGCGTGAATTAAAGTTCAGAGCATGGTATAAACCAGAAAAGAAAATGATTTATAACATCCAAAATGAGTTCGAAGAAAGAATCGAACTTGGCATGGACTGCTTTTCTGATTATTTAAAAAATGATGATTTTATTGTCAACCAGTTTACAGGTCGTACTGACAAAGAGAGTAAAGATATCTATGAAGATGATATCTTACTCATTATTGGTCAGGGCTATTTTAGAGTAACATGGGATAGAGATAACTGTAAGTTTTATTTACTTCCGTTAGAAGACTACCTAGACAAAATGCCTCTTGATAGGAGTTGGGAGATAGATTATGAAGTTGAAGGTAATATTCACGAGAATAAAGACCTACTTGAATATATCGAGAAAGATCAGAAAACGAAATGAAAAAAAGTAAGAGTAAAAAGGTAGCAAGACCTAAATCTGTCGTAAAGCCCACTACTAAGAGCGGACATAAGCTAACGCCTCAGCAAGAGTTATTCTGTCAGCTTTATGCAGGCGATAGAGAGTTTTTTGGTAATGGCGTTCAAAGTTACATTGAAGCTTACGGTGTCGATACAAGTAAGCCTGGGTGGTATACAACTGCTCGGGCTGGTGCACATGAGAACCTCACAAAACCTCACATTTTGGAACGAATCGATGAAATCTTCGAAGCCCATGGTCTTAATGACCAATTTGTAGATAAACAACTCGAAAAGCTTATAGTGCAGGATGCTGATTTTAACGCCAAGATGAAAGCAATTGCTGAATATAACAAACTGAAAGCTCGCATCACGGAGAAGCGTGATATTACATCTGGTGGTGAAAAGATAGAAATACCAGTAGCGCTGGTGGAGTTTGTGGATGGTGATAGCAAAAACACTCGTAAAGCTACCAAGTGAGTTTAAGCCGCTTTTTGATAGCTGGTGGCGACATGCAGTTATTGAGGGTGGACGTTATTCTTTAAAGAGCCATACCGTGGCTCGGTTTTTGTTATTAACGGCTCGTTCAAGGCGAGTACGTATTGCTTGCTTACGTCAGTTTCAGAAAAATATAGCAGATAGCTCATATCAACTTCTGATTGACTTAATCCAACAATATGGCTTTTCAGAGTTTGTTTGGACAAATGATACCATCACGAATACCAACACTGGATCAACCTTCATCTTTAAAGGTCTTGATCGAAACGTGGAAACAACCATCAAATCGCTTGAAGGCATTGATATTGCGTGGATTGATGAAGCTCAAACCATTACTCTTAAATCAATACGTATTCTCAACCCTACTATCCGTAAGCCTGGTAGTAAAATTATTTGGACGCTAAACCGCCTCACTGACCTTGACCCTGTGATTTCCTATTTCATCACTAACCCACCGCGTAAAGATGTTTGGCATCTAGAAGTAGATTATCGAATTGCACAGAAAAACGGTTGGCTCTCTAATGAAATCCTTTATGAAATCGAACAGGCTCGAATAAATCACCCAGAAGATTATGCTCACGATTATTTAGGTAAAGCACTGGCTATCTCGGATAAAAATATCATCCAGACCGCCCAGGTGATTGAGGCGATGGGTAGAGACGTTGATGACGAGGGGGCGATTGAAGTTGGCGTGGATGTGGCTCGTCTTGGTGGCGACCGCACTGTGTTTGTGAAGAGAAAAGGTCTGAAAGAAATCGGACGAGCTTCATATACTAAAAAACGCACAACTGAAGTTTGTGATCTACTAGTTAATTTTATTGGTGCGGACAAAGATGTCCTAATCAAAATTGATGATACTGGCGTAGGTGGTGGCGTAACGGACGAGATGATCGCAAAAGGCTACAATATTATTCCAATCAATTTTGGAGCTAAGGCATCAAATCCCGACAAATATCCGAACCTTATTTCAGAAGCATGGTTTTACCTACAATCTATTATCGACCAAATTTCAATCACAAATGACAAAGATTTATTGGTCGAACTATCGAATCGTGAGTGGAAGATGGATAGCAAAGGACGTAGGGGCGTTGAGAGTAAAGATGACTACAAAAAACGAGGCTTTCGTTCACCTGACCTTGCAGATGCTACAATTCTTTGTTTTTACACTCCACCTGAGCCGCCAAAAATCGAATATGGTGGAGTAATCGTTGGTTAGATATAACATTTTATATTATTTAAATTAAGAAAAATGACTATTTTCTCTCTGTTATTTTTGGTATTTTTGCTTCTTATATATTCAACTATATAAGTAAAGATATAACATTATCGTTTTATTCATCTGCCACCCTGTATAGACGCATAATCTATTGCAAGGAAATATTTCATGCTTGATAAATTAAAGAGATTATTTAACGCAAAATCAAAATCAGCATTATATGATACTAGCTCTCATCCTGCTGGTTATTATCGCCCAATGCCACTTGCTTATAGTTTTTATAAGGGCAATAGTTATGATAATACCTACCCGTCAATCAAAGCGATTGTTAATAAATTCATCGTTATTAGACCATACGCAATAGACGCTAATGGTAAACCTATCAAAAATAATCCAAACGTCGTAAACGCACTATATCGCCCAAACAAGCAGATGTCTGCAACAGACTTTCGTGAAGCCTTGGCTGTAATGACGTTAGTCCATCCGAAAGTGTATTTGCTTTTGTGGCATTATGAAGGCAATACGGCTTATGCTGGTGGTGATATTACTGAAAATAATTTTGCTGGTCTAACATTCTTAGAGGGCGTAAGTGAAGTCGTTAGTGGTGGTAAGAAATATTATCAATGTAGCGGTTCAACTTATAGTGAGAATGAAGTAATTGAAATCTATTCAGGTTATGATCCATACAATTTAAGCCGTGGATATGCACCAAGCAACGCTATTCAGAAATGGGCTAATGTTGACGATTACATTGCAGCTTATCAAGCAGGCTTCTTTGAGAATGGTGCCGTGCCAGCTGGTCAATTTATCGTTACAGCTAAAGATAGGGCGCAGTTTGAAGATATTGTTAGTAAAATGCAAAGCTCACACCGTGGAAGTGGCAGAAATAATAATGTCATCTATTCACATCGTCCTATTGACCCTGCAACCGGAGCAGCAACATCTGCACAAATTGAATGGGTGCCATTTTCTCAATCCAATAAAGATATGTCGCTTGATTCAGTTTTTAAGCAGGCTAATGACAAGATTGATAGCGCCTTTGGCGTGCCAGCTTCAATCCGTGGCGTAAATGATAATAATACCTATGCCTCAGTTCGTGTAGATGAACAAATCTTCATTAAATATACCGTAGAGCCATTTGCGACTAAGATTTATTCGAGGCTGACCCATGAACTAAATCGTGTTACTGGTGGTCTTGGCTATGCTATCACGTTTGACTTAGATATACCTGGTATTGCCGATGAGGAAAAAATTGATGCCGAACGAAAAATGACCGAGTTTAATTTAATCAATCAGGCAGTGATGAATGGCTACTCACTCGATTCAGTAGTTGATGCATTTAATTTATCTAAGGGATATAAGCTGCTTAAACAAGGCTATGTTAAGCCAGTTATTGTGAATGATAAGCCGGAAGTAGATGAGGGTGATGAAGTAGAAGACGCTCCTGATTCAACGCAGTCTAATGATGCAGATAAAAATAAAGCAATTGATATTAATCAAGAAAAACATCTCGATCACTGCACTTGCAGTCATAAAGCTCACACCCCGACCAAGCAGGAGCAGAAGTTTATTGATGATGTTTCGTCTGTTTTGAGAGACCAGATGAACCGTCAGATTGAACGTGCGATTGAGAATAATGAGCTTAATAAAGATGTAAATGATATTGATGAGGAAGAAGCAAATAAAACCGCACAGGAAATTCTAGCGTTCGTTATTGCTTATATGTTAGTAAGGGGTCAAACAACCTACACAGAGGGTATTGCATTACTTAAAGCAAATAACATCCCGATTGACGCTACTTCTGAATTTATTGTATCAACTCTAACTCGTGCTGATTATCAAGCATACCTAGTGAATGTAGCTAAATCATATTCTAAAGAAACTGCAGAAAGTATTCGTAATGTTCTGGCTCAAGGTCAGGAAATGGGGCTAAATAAAGAAGAATTAGCCACTCGACTACGTGAGATTATGAATACTGACGAATGGAGAGTGCAGAGACTGGCACGCACCGAAGAACATCGTTCTGCTGGTAAAGCTAGTGTAGATGCAATGATACAGCTAATGCATGAGACTGGTGCAAAAATCTATAAGACATGGCATACAACCTCCGCACATCCATGTGAGTTTTGCCAGGCTATGGAAGGAAAGGAAGTGTTGGTGGACGAACCATTCTTGCGAGAGAACGAGAGTGTTCTTGGAGTTGACGGTGGTATATTTAATAATAACTTCGTAGATGTTGACAGCGCTGGCTTACACCCGAACTGTCATTGTCGAATGAAAATGAGAGCAACACTGTAATGAAAATCAAATGTCCGCACTGTGATAGATATCTGTTTGAAACAGACAACACATTGATTGTACAAAATGTAAAATGTTCATATTGTAAGAAACGTTTCAATCTCAAGGTTGTAACACCTCAATCATCCGAAGCTGATATTAGACTTAAAGTAGATTAAAGAATTGGCGGTTCACTCCAAGTATATTTAGCTAGACAGAAATTATATTTGTCTTTAGGATGTAGTTTGTTTTGGCAATCTTTGAACGGAATTGGCATCTTCTCTTCTGCATCTTTAATTTTAATCTTTTTACCATACCTAGATCTACAAATTTCACAGCAACTATTACTAGATACATATAGGTAATCTTGCCCAGGATTATTTAGCATAATCATGAGCTTACAATAAGCAATATTATTTTCGACACTAGACTCTAACAGTGATCTAGGATCTCTCCCACAATCATTTTCATATATTGCAACCAAATGTTCCAGTCGCTCTACTGCTTTTACCATCCTTAATGGATCATTTGATAGGGTATCCGGAAATCTTCGCATTATATCCCATATCACATCGCGAGAAGCTGGTTCGACCGGAAAAGATTTGCGCCGACTTTCCAAAATATTTCTTGCAAAATCAACAGTTATATCGAAGTCTGGCATATTAAGCATATGAGAAAAACAATCCGCCGCAACTGCATCTTGAGGCTTTAATAAATCACTAGCAAATAATCTATTATTAGATTTTACATAAAATTGATTGCCACACTCTGGGCATTTTCTGCCACGGGTAGGTGGCTCATCAAAAATATGTCCACAATGTGGGCATGCATTGGTATTACGATTTTGATAATCGCCATAAACTGTCGTCAATTCTTTAATTCCATCTTCAATTAAACTTAAATCATGCCCATCATCTTTATTTAAGTAAGATTCTAACTCTTCAGGAGAGCTAAACGTCATTTTCCCACCAGTAGAAGAAGTGTATCGGATATTATCAATACTAATACCTTCCAGTTTAGACATTTTCTTTAATGTGTCTATATTTTCTTCGGAAGCATTATTTTTTACTAAGTATGTTTCGCCAGTTGTTTTAGTTTTTTGTTTAATAGCTATTTTTTTATTATAAAAATCTTGTGCTTTTTTCTTAATTTCGTCGAGCAACATAATACCTCCATATGTTACTGCTTATTTTATCACGTTTTACTGCCACCCTATATCTTTACATAATCACTTTTGATGAAGCAGATGTCCATATGGATGCAGAATCGCAAATATTAAATTAACTCTAAGGAAAACATGACAATTAAACAAAAAATTGTTTCAGTTACTGGCAGGCTCTCTACTAAGAGTGTTGATGGTGAAAGAAGAATTGTCTTTGTTGCAAGTTCAAATAACGAAGATCGTCATTATGAGCATGTAGATGTAGCAAGCTTACGTTTGCCTCTAAAAGGTGGCGGAGATATCACAGTCTCATCTATCCCAAGTGAAGGCGTAAGTGAAGTTATTGATATTCCTTTAATGTTGAACCACAGCGGTGATGTTCGTGATGTAATTGGCTCCATTCGTGCTGCTTACTTCTCGAACAATGAACTGACATTTGAGGCTGGTATTTCCAAGCGAGAAATCGCCCAAGAAATGCTCACACTGCTTGAAGAAGGTCATCTGTCTAATGCGTTCTCAATCACAATGATTGATTACGATTACAATATTGACTCTGAAACAATCAGCAAAGCTGAAGTGATTGAGGTCTCACTGGTCTATCGTGGATCCAACAAGGAAGCAAGATTACTTGCCATTAAATCTTTATTAGGAGACGAAATGAAGACAAAACAAAACGACAATTTTGGTGATGCTAATGGTGATGGAGAAAACCACACGGTCATTCCTGAAGCCGCAGAAGCTAAAGCTCCTGAAACAACATCAGAAGCTCCCGAAACAGTTGGCGAAACTCCTGCTGGAGAAACAGAAGCTCCTAAGGCTCCTGATAATTCAGAGGAAGAAGCCACTAACGAGTCAGAGGGTGAAACTCAAGAAGTACTCGAAACTAATAATACTGAAGAAAAGGAAGAAACTATGAACAACAAAGAAATTGCAAAAGATGCAGTTGTGGAAAAAGGTGTCATGCCTAATCAGCCAGCTTCTGCAAATAACTATCTCAAAACAAAAGCTGCACTTGTAGATTTTAAGAATATCGTTCTCAAAAACCACCGTGGTTCCAATGAACAAATCATGCGTGAATGGAACGAAAACCTTAAATCTAAAGGTGTAACCGGTGATGCCATCATGCCATCCCAGATTGAAAATATCTTCTTCAAGGCTTGGGTCGATAATCCTGGTATTTTGGCAACTTTCCGTACAGTAGGGGTTAAAAGTGCTGCCGTTTACGCAATTGGTACTAGTGATACCGCTAATGGACACAAAAAAGGCGATGCAAAAGCTGACCAGTCTCTGACCAACGTTCGTCGTGATCTTAAAGGTCTTGGTATCTACAAAAAGCTTCCAATTGACTTGCAAGACCTCTACGATGATGAAACTGGTGAATTGCTTGCCTTCCGTGTTGAAGAATTAGCTGCACGTGTCGCTAACGCTATTGCAGTCGGTGCTTTAATCGGTCAAGGAACTGGCGATAAGGCTACCTTACAAGGTACTCGTGGTCTTTATCCAATGCTTTCCGACATCAATGCAACTAGTGGTTATGGTTCAAATGTTGCTACCAAAGTTACAGGTGAAACTGGAGAGGGCAGCTATGAATTGGCAGTCCGTGCCGTTGGTGCCGTCAAGGACGAGAAAAACGCAGGTAAAATCTTGGTTGTACCGACTGGATTTACTACTGAACTCAAATTAGCTAAAGGTTCTGACGGACACTTGATGTTCCCAGCAGGCTCTAACTTTGCTAATTTACTTGACGTAAAGCAGATCTTTGAAATTGACGAGCTTGTCGGTAAAGACGTTAAGGCTATTGCATATGCTAACCAAAGCTACGTTTTAATTGGTGAACCTACCGCAACCGTACGTACCGACTTCGACACCAATAAAAACCAAGACGTTATGCTTACTGAGCGTTATGTTGGTGGTTCTGCCCAAGGCTACAAAACCGTTGCTGGCGCATTTGCACATGCTTAATCAATTAAACTAAGGAAAGGACGATCAGATGAATAATTACCGACCTGTGCTATCACAAGATGAAGTAGTTGCTCTGCTTGGTCGTCCTCTTTCTGAGGTTGAAGCTAAGAACTTTAATATCTACTTTGAAATCGCTGATTTAAAACTAAAGGATCTACTTTGCTTATCTAATCTTCCAAATCCAATTCCTGCTGACCTCAAAATGCTTCTAGCTAAAATGTTTGGCAGTATTAAAGCGACACAGGATTTTGAGCATAATAATGGGGTGGAATCGAAACGAGTAGAAGATTTTTCTATCAACTATACAGCTGACAAGAAGAATCCGATGAGTTTAGTTTTATCTAATGAAAGTGCAACGCTATTAAAGTACAGTCAATGTTCGAGCGGCATTATGCACGGAAAGACGATGTTATGACCGTGTTTGATATGTTTGTTGAGGTACCCTTTGAATATCTAACGATTAGCCGAGGTGAAATATATGGTAACCGAATTATCGGTCAAAAAACTCTCCGAGGTATCGTTAAGATTAAAGAAGGTATGGTCTCGCAGGGCAACCAAGAAACACGAAAATCTAATAATACCGTTCATGTCCACCCAGAAGATTTTACTGGCTTAACTTGCGAGCAGATTATCGGCAACGGTATTCGCTATAACAATACTGATTATTCGATTGTTGGTGTAACTGAAGGGCGTAATTTCGATACTAATGAAATTGAACACTTAACCTTAACGCTTGAAAGGGCTGAATATGCCGGTGATAATTAGAACCAACACGAAGCTTTTCGAGCGAGTCGAGCGAGAGAACTGGAGAAATGGTTTACGTGCTATGGGTGATAGAATCCTGATGGATGCTATTGCATTAGCTCCAGAATTAACCGGTGATCTAAAAAGTGATGGACGAGTTGAAGTTGTGTCTGATTCCGAAGTACATGTTAAGTTCGGGGATGCTAGGGTGCCGTACGCCAGACGTCGACACTTTGAGAATAAGAAAAATCCTCATACTAAGTATTATCTGCAAAAAGCTGGTGATAATGTTGTTGCTAAGCTTGGCTTCAAGGAGTTTTTGAAATGATTGTATTGTCATTACTTAAATTCCTCGAAGATAACGGTCTAGGTAAAATTGATCAGGATTTATTCTGGGAGAAAATCGGCTTAGGCAAAAATGGCATCTATATTGCCAGCGTCGGAGCGTCTCAAGACAGAGGTATGCGTAATCGTCAAGACTACATCTTTTATTCGAGAGGCAAAACTGACATCGAGAGCTATCAGAAGCTCGAAGAAATAAGAAAGTTCCTAAATAACTCATACGATATCTGTACACTCCCACCTGTACCGCCAGTGTTCAATCGGGAGTATCATAATGTAACGATTATGCCACCATCATCCATTACTAATGTAGGATTAGACACTAATGGACGAATGGTCTGGTCGTTTGCTGGCACAATCTATTACTAATAACCATAAAGGAGAATATATGGACGAAACACTTATGGCTGGTAAATGGGAAATGAGCATTGGAAATACCCTTATTCCAGCAAAATGTCTTGGCGATATTACGCCAAACTACGCTGAAGGTACAGTAGAAGCGAAGACTCAAGCAGGTACTCGAAAGCAACCATCTGGTAAAGCTGAAACTGCAGAACTAACCTTTACCGTTTATTTGCCAAACTTGGATTATCTAAAAGTCCTCTGGGCAGACGCTTACCAAAAACCTACTGCTGAAGCTCAAAAAACTGGCGCAATTGTATTCGGAAGCAACAATTGTAGCATGCGTAAAGCATTGCCTGTTAATATCCATCCAGTTTGTGAAAAAACCGACGATAATGATATCCACATTTTTGCAGGTCTCGTAAATATGTCATTTAACCCGACATTATCTACAACAGATGCAGTATCTATTGAAGCAACCCTACAAATGCAACCAACAGATAATGGTTATTTCCGCGTTGGCACTGGTGATTTATCTAAGCCATCAAAGTGGGATGTAACTGCGCAGAAGACCATTCCAGTTGCTGCACACCAATAAAGTCTTAATAACTAAAATAAGCTCTTAGTAGGAGCTTATTTTTTTATAGATGCCATTTATGTTTTTTTGAGAAAGTAAAGTAAATTACAGGAATGTAGGCAAAAATACCTCCAAATAAGAGCCATAAGATAATTGAATGCTCGACTGGATAAGTTTTTGGACTATTTTTCTTCTTATTTTTTTCGTTGTTTTGAATAACAGTCCATGCTCCAACGAATGTACCCATATCCATAATACTTCAATTATAACATATTTTCAGAAAAGCACAAGTTTTTATTGCCACCCTGTATAGACCCATAATACTAAGCATAAAAAGGATTTTAATTGCAATGTCAGTATCTATTTCAACATCAGTATATACAAAACAAATCACTGCCGAGATTGATGGCGTAGAGTTTAAAGTTACGCCAATGTCTTCAGCTCAAACATTATCTTACGTCGATTTATGCGACGAATTAAAAGAAGCGCGAGGTACTAATGATCCAACGAGAGTTAAAGAGGTTATTAGAAACTTGAGCGACATTCTTTACAGCGTGTTTGATAAGCCGGATGAAGCTCGCAAAGTGCTTGCGAAAGTGCCAATTGAGGGCATTCTTGAAATCTATCAAAAGATTGTAGGTGAAAAACCTGATAATCAGGAGTAAATATGGCAAATCTGCTTGATTTAATGACTCCAGAAGACCGTGAAGCGGTAGAAGTAGCTTTTAAGAAGCGAATGTCTGGAGACAACACATTCCGCAAAGGTAAAGTATCTAGAGTAGCTTATTTACTAGCTGAACTTGGTATGCTTTATGGCTGGGAAGCGATCGTTGCGGCAAAACGTGGCTATATCGAAACTTTTGATGAGCATACTGGTAAAAAGCAGAAGATGCCATTATCCATGGAAGAGCTATCAGCCTTAGTGGATGCTGGGCAGAAGGTTAAACATAGTGATTATGTAAACTACGCAAGAATCGTTTGTGTCGGTACTGGCAGCGCTTTTAGTAAGAACCCTAACGAAACACTTCGTGATGGGATGAAACCATTTATTGATGGAGTGAATAAATAATGAGTACCAGCAGTACTGTAGTCGGTGAAATTGAATATCGAGTCAAAATTGATACTAAGGATTTTAAGTCCGAGATTTCTCATGTCGAAAAAACGATGAAGACTGAACTGGGTTCTGCTGGTGATAAAAGTGGTAAAGATTCAGGTGAAAAAGCTAGCCATGGCTTTGGAGAGAAGTTCAAAAATGGTCTAAAAAACATTGGTAATGGCTTTTTGGCTGGCATGGGTGGATTTATGGGGCAAAAACTCATGTCTGGTTTCCAATCAGCGTTTTCTAGTCTCACGAACATTTTTAAATCATCAATCTCTTCGTTTAGTGATTATGAACAACTTACTGGTGGCGTAGAAACTTTATTTAAGGATTCTCAAAATCAAGTATTCCAATATGCAGACAATGCTTATAAAACTGCTGGGCTTTCCGCCAATCAATACATGGAAACCGTAACTGGTTTCTCAGCCTCACTGCTTCAAGGCTTAAAAGGTGATACAGCTGCAGCGGCTAGATATGCAGACATGGCAGTAACAGATATGTCTGATAACGCCAATAAGATGGGTACTGATATGGGGTTGATCCAGACCGCCTATCAAGGCTTTGCAAAGCAGAACTATACTATGCTTGATAACCTTAAACTTGGCTATGGCGGTACTAAGACCGAGATGGAACGTTTGCTCAAAGATGCCGAAAAGCTCCCACAAGCAATGGGCAAGAAATTCGATATTAGCAATTATCAAGATATTATTGAAGCGATCCATTTAGTTCAAGAGAATACCGGAATTGCTGGTACTACGCAAAAGGAAGCTGCCGAAACCATCAGCGGAAGCTTAGGAATGCTTAAAGGCGCGTGGAGCAACCTTGTTACAGGACTTGCTGATGACACTCAAGATTTTGGTAAGTTGCTAAATAACGTCGTTGAATCAGTCGAGGCTGTCGGTAAAAATCTATTACCAACAATTGAAGTTGCTTTGGGAGGCATGGTTCAGCTTATTCAGAATGTCGCACCGCTTATCATTGCAGAGATCCCGAAACTAGTTAGTCAGCTATTACCGCCAGTACTTGAAGCAATAATCAGTATTGTAATGTCGATTATAGAGATATTACCAGGACTTATTGAGCAATTATTTAACGCCTTAGTAGAGGTTTTGCCTAAGCTAATAGATGCAATAGTTACTATTTTACCTAGCTTGATAGACGCTATCACTAATTTAGTTATTACTATTGTTATGAAGCTTACAGAGCCTGCCACACTCACTATGCTACTGAATGGCGCAGTAAAACTATTTATGGCGATTATTGAAGCATTACCGCAAATTCTCACTGCTTTAACCAATGCGTTGCCACAGATAATTACAAATATAATTGCATTCTTAATCGACCCAAATACAATTGCACAATTATTATCAGCAGCGATAATCTTATTTATGGCACTTGTGCGTGCAGTGCCTATGATTTTTGGTGCATTGATTGCTGCTTTGGGTGGCTTATTTGCAGAGGTCTGGAAACGGGTAAGCGAGATGTTTGGTCAAGGTGGCGAAAAGATTGGACAAGCGTTTTCTAACGCATTTAAGACTGCAATAAATAACATACTTGGAGTAGTAGAAAATACAGTTAATTTCTTCGTAGATATGATCAACGGTGTTATTGGGATCATCAATGCTATTCCAGGTGTCAATCTCGGTAAGCTAGATAGACTTAAAATTCCACGTTTAGCATCTGGTGGAATTGTGCC